AGCTTAAAATTGACGAGGGCGTTAAGTATGAAATCTATCTCGACCACCTTCAGCTACCCACGCTGGGGATAGGCCATTTGATTCGAGAAACAGACCCTGAGCACGGACTTCCTGTTGGTACAGCAATAGATGAAGAAAGAGTTAATGAGTTATTTCAATCAGACATTGAGATAACAATTATTGAATGCAGAGAGTTATTTCCTAACTTTGATGATTTACCAGAGGAGGCACAAAAGATTTGTGCGAACATGATGTTTAATCTTGGCCGTCCAAGATTTTCCAAATTTAAAAAGTTTCGTGCTGCACTTGCAGAAAATAACTGGTCTGAATGTGCAATTCAGATGGAAGACAGTCGTTGGCACAAACAGGTGCCAAACAGAGCGAATCGCCTAATTTCAAGGATGAGAGCGATTGAGTCCACCTAATCCAAGGACTTTACTTTCAGTATTAATATTTAATTTTTCACACTCTTTATCAACCATTAAGCCTATTTGTTGACGTTTGTTTCTTCGCTCTTCTTTACAAATCAACTCTAGTTTATTGTAAGTATCAATATCAACAGCTATTGACTTGAATTTTGATATGTCTGTCATTATACTACCTCCATGACCTATTCATACCCATTTATACCCAAAAAGAACAGAAGAACCAACAAATATTTTGCGAAAAAAACTGTGGCTATGGGATTAACATTTGACAGCAGATGGGAAGCTGAAAGGTGGGGGCAACTCAAAGCTATGGAAAGAGCTGGTATCGTTACACAATTAGAGCGACAGATAAAGTATGAGTTATCAATTAATGATGTGAAAATTTGTAATTATATAGCAGATTTTAGATATTTGTTAGAAGAAGAAAATGGTCTTTCTAAACTGGTTGTCGAAGATGCAAAAGGCATATTAACACCAGAGTTTAAGCTAAAAATGAAGATGATGAAAGCTATACACAATATAGATATTCATCTCTCTTACAAAAAAAAATAATAAAGTTTGTTGACAATTAGGTTATGTATGCCTATCTTGTAGGTATCTAGTGCTTAATTTAACAAGAAGGAGAATATTTATGGACTTAGATTTTACGACTATGCCTATGGCTGATGTCTTCCGATATAGAGAAGACCTCAAAAGTCAGCTTGAGGCATTGAAGAAAAGACAAGCTGATATGAATGAAAAGCTTGCACTTAGATTTGGCAATGAAGCCAGAGAAAAGTTAAGAGATGATAACAAAGACTTTGGTTCTGTTACTTTAAACGAGGAAGAGTACAAAGTTAAAGTATCTATCAGACAAAAAGTTACCTGGGATCAAGAGGGTCTTGTTCAAACATTTATGAACGATATGTCTGAAGATGATGCTAAACATTATGCAAAGATTACTTACAGTATTGATGAGCGTAAGTATAATAATGCACCGCCTGCAATAAAGGATAAGTTGCAAAAGCATAGAACTGTTCAAGTTGTAGGTACTTCAGTTGATATTACGGAGGCTGCTAATGGCTCTTAAAATTATTTCTGCTGAAGAGCGTTTAAAAGAAAAGCGTGGACATAAGATTGTTGTGTGTGGACCAAGTGGTGTGGGTAAGACTACTCTTGCCCGTACTCTTGATCCCGATACAACTTTGTTCATGGATTTAGAAGCTGGTGATGCAGCCATTGAGAATTGGCCTATTGATGTTATTCGCCCACAGACATGGGAAGAATGCAGAGATTTTGCTTGTTTTCTTGGTGGCCCTAATCCAGCATTAACACCAGATCAACCTTATAGTGAAATTGAGTTTCAAAGAGTATCACAGATGTATGGCGATCAAATGGAAGTTATGAAGAAGTATGACTCTATTTTTGTCGATAGTATTACAGTTGCTGGTAGGCTTTGTTTTCAATATTGCTTTGGACATCCAGATAACAAATCTGATAGGACGGGTAAGGTTGATACAAGAGCAGTATATGGTATGCAAGGTCGAGAGATGATGGGTTGGCTTACTCACTTACAACACATCAGATCAAAGAATGTTATCTTTGTAGGTATTCTTGACGAAAAGGTTGACGAATATGGAAGGACTAATTTTGAGTTACAGATTGAAGGCTCAAAAACTGGTCGTGAACTTCCAGGTATTGTTGACGAGGTTATCACGATGGCAGTTATGCCAGGTGGTGATGAGCACCCACCATATAGAGCATTTGTATGTCAAACTCTAAATCAGTGGGGTTATCCAGCTAAAGATAGGTCTGGTCAATTAGAGGTTTTAGAAGAGCCTCATTTAGGTAAACTATTAACAAAAATCAGTGGTCGTGATGCTAATAAAAAATTAAACTTTGCATCACCAAATTCTAGCGAAGGGAGTAAATAATGATTGATTTTAGTAACGTAACATCTGGCGGTGGTGGAGGAGACTTTGAGCTCATTCCCGCTGGAACTATTGCTCGTACAATCCTAACTATTAAAAGGGGTGGCGAAGTTTTAAAAGAATATTCACAAGAGCCAATGTTTAAAAGTAGTGAGCGTGGCACGAAGTGGATTGAATGTGAATTTGTTGTAGTGGGTGGACCATACAACAAAAGAAGATTTTGGCAAAATATTATGCTTGATGGCGGTAGGATTGATCCAGAAACTGGTATTTGTTATACCAAAAAAATTGGATTAGAAACCATCAAAGATATTATTGATAGTGCCAAAGGGTTGTCTAAATCTGACATTTCGCCAGAGGCCATGAAAACAAGAAACATCAATGGACTTGAGGACATGGATGGCATGGAGTTCTGTGCAAAGATTGGTATTGAAAAAGGCACAAATGGTTATGCTGACAAAAATAAGTTAGTAGGAACTTTATGTGTGGGGGAGAATCAATACATTGGAAGTGGACAACCTACTAATACACCTACTCCGCCTACAACACCTCCAGGTGGTAATTCAACACCGCCACAAGGTAATGGTTTTAAACCAGCTCCTTGGGCTAACAAGGGGGATAAAACGGAGTAAGGTTAAAAGTTTTCTAGCGGCAAGACTCCTTCTTCGTCTGCTAGAGTCGGTTTGGGTGGCACCGATGCCGCAAAGCTACCCGATTTACAAGGGAACAAACAATGATTTTAAGACCATATCAAGAGATTGCAGTAGACGATGCTGCAACTGCTTTAGACAAACATAAAAACACAATTGTTGTTGCACCAACGGGTGCAGGCAAAACAATTATGTTATCAGCCTTAGTAGGCAAAAGATTTAAAGTTGGAAACAAAGTTTTAGTATTGCAACATAGAGATGAATTAGTAAGACAAAACAAAACCAAGTTTTCAAGAGTTAATCCAGACATTACGACAAGCATTGTAGATGGAAGTGAAAAAGACTGGTCTGGAAGCACTATCTTTAGCATGGTGCAAACATTATCAAGAGAGAATAATTTAACTAACATTAATCATTTTGATTTAGTTGTAGTTGATGAAAGTCATCATGCAGTAGCTGATACCTATATGCGTATTATTAACAAAGTTAAAGAAGCTAACAATTCAGTCGAGATTGTTGGGTTTACTGCAACACCTAATCGTGGTGACAAAAAAGGTTTAAAGAAAGTATTTACCAATTGCTCACATCAGATTGAAATCAGCACATTAATCAGAGAAGGATTTTTAGTGCCACCAAAAACATTTGTTATTGATGTAGGTGTGCAAAAAGATTTAGCCAACGTTCGCAAAACAGTTACAGACTTCGATATGTCAGAAGTTGAAAAGATTATGAACAAGAGAGCAATCAACGAAAAGATTGTAGCAGAATGGCAAGACAAAGCTGAGACAAGAAAAACAGTAGTATTTTGTAGTACAATTAATCATGCACAAGATGTATGTGATGAGTTTAGAAGAGCAAACATTAGAGCTGAGATTGTTACTGGAGACACACCATCAGAAGAAAGAAAACAGATTTTAAAAGATTTGGAACATGGTGACGTGCAAGTCGTTGTTAATGTGGCAGTATTGACTGAGGGTTTTGATGCACCGCCTATTAGTTGTATTGTATTAACTAGACCATGTTCATACAAGTCAACAATGGTACAGATGATTGGTCGTGGGTTGAGAACTGTAAGTCAGGAGGAATATCCTGGACTAATTAAAAAAGACTGCATTGTTTTAGATTTTGGCACGAGTGTTCTTACACATGGATCTTTAGATGAGGGCGTTAATCTTGATGGAGATGCACATCTAAATGCTGGTGCTACACCTTTAAAAATTTGCCCAGAGTGTCAGTCTGAGATTCCTTTATCAAGTCGTGAGTGTCCTATTTGTGGGCATGAGTTCGGTGGAGAAGAAAAAGAAGCCTTAGAAAACTTTACTATGACAGAAGTTGATTTGATTGATAGATCGCCTTTTAGATGGCTTGACTTGTTTGAGAATGAGATTTGTATGATGGCTAGTGGATTTAACGGATTTGGATTAGTAGCACATTTAGATGACATCTCTGTATGCGTTGTAAAGCGTGATAGAGGTCGTGTCAGAGTTATTAGTGTAGGAACTAAAGAACAAACCATTGCAGCTGCTGATGACTTTCTAAGAGGCATTGAGGATAGTGATGGTGCCAAAAAAGGCAAAAGATGGCTGGGTCAAGCTGTTTCACCTAAACAAAGAGAAGCATTAGCAAGACATAATGTGTTTATCAGATCAATGGATTTTAGTTGGAATAAGTACAAAGCTGCTTGTTGGTTAAATTACTTGTGGAATAAAAAAGCTATTGATGACAAAATTTTACATTATTATGAAGGAGGTAAAAGTGAATCGTAGTGAAGCATTACAAAAAGCAGAACTATTAATTAATGGAGCTAGAGCAAAAACTCATGGAGATGCTAAAGACACACATGAAACTTTTGCTCAAGTTATGAATTTATTATGGAGAAAAAAACTAAAAGAAGATTTAGTTGAAGATGATATGTATGTTTTAATGATAGCTTTAAAACTTATTCGAGGTACTCAAGATAAGAGAAACGTAGATAACCCGATAGATACAATTGGTTATGGTGCTTTATGGGCGGAGGCAAAAGATGGCAAGATTACACGTTAAATATTATTTACAAGAGGAGAACTCAGTTGGTGTTGAGAAAACAAAAGAGGGTGGTGTTTATTTGCCTTTTTCGTTTTCTTCTGATCCGCAAGATTTATCAAATAAAGTTGCAGATACGATGAAAGACATCATTGATAAAAACAAGAACGAAGTTTTATCTGTATATTTTACAGCTCATTTTGAGGGTTTGAAAATTTTAGATGGACATTTTTATGTTCAAGAAACTACAGGAGATGCAGAATGGATTACCCAGTCATCGGACACAGTACACTAGACAATTTAACAAAACTATTTACTAGGATAGGTTGGCATAAAAAAATAAATGAATTTACAGAAGAAGAAATTAAAGCAACAATACTTATCATGCAATTTTCAAAGAAGGTAGATGA